AAGTAGATAAAAGCAATCAAGACCTTACACACTCGGTTGATAGTGTCGGCTATTTCATTGAGTACGAATATGGTTTACATAAGACAGAAGTTCGCAATATTAGAATGAGAGTAGGCTAATGATTAAAACTAAAGAATTACCACCACAAGAACTTTTGAAAGAATTATTTGATTATAAAGACGGTCAATTAGTTTGGAAAGAAAGCAGAGGTAATATTAAGGCTGGTGCTATTGCTGGTTTTATTAATAATTGTAAACGAGGTGGTTATAGAATCATCAAAGTAAACAAGGAAAAATATAAAGCACATAGGCTTGTTTATGCGTGGCATAATGGCAACGTATCTACACACTTACAAATTGACCACATTAACGGAATAAGAACCGATAATAGGATTGATAATTTAAGGACAGTTACTAATGCTGAAAATCAATGGAATACAGAATCAAATGGTTTTTATTGGATTGATAGATTAGGAAAGTGGGCGGCTCAAATAACTTGTAATGGAAAACAACATTACCTTGGCTTATTTGATTTAAAAGAAGCAGCACACGAAGCGTATTTACACGCTAAAGCTAACCTACACACAATAGAGAATAGATTATGATTATAGACAAATACCCACGCAATGACATTAGAAACACAACATTTGATAATGGTACAGACAGACTAAAGAAGTTTGCCTTGCGTAAGGCAATGTATGACGACAACTATAACAATCAAGTTATCAGTAAGTTAGGTCAGATATACAGAGCCTTTGCTCAACTTAAACTTGATGTTCAGATTAACGATAACAATAACATCTATAAGCAAGTTATTAATGCCACAAGTAATGTTTATTCATTCGGTGTTGATAGAACATTTGAATCAGATGATGCTAAAGACTTGTACAATGAATTACGCATTGACAAGACGATGGCTCAAGCAAACAAGTATATGAACGCATTTAATGATGTATTAGTTCAAGTGTCTTGGGATAGCAAGAAAGAACAACCAAAGATAATGTTAAGACTGCCACACCAGACAGAGGTTGGATATAATCAAGGTGAAGTGGAATGGGTTGCCTATTTTGTAGAAATGGTTGGTAAGGACAATGATACTGAACGCTGGGCGTACTGGTCAGAGTCAGAACATTTTTATATTGACAAATCCAATGGTGAAGAAAAGATTGTAGCGGTAGAAGATAACGAAGAAATGATTAATCCATTTGGCACGTTACCGTTTGTCTATTTACACAACGGTTGGCGTGATGAATCTTTCTGGGATTCTTACACTGGTGATGATTTAACTGGTGGTACAATTGATATGGCAGTTCATCTAACATTTTTAAACCATATTATCAAAACACAATCGTTTAAACAACTGGTTGGTAAAGGTGACAATGTGGGTGAATTGCTCGGACAAGTTCTTGATCCGTTAAGCATACTAACGCTAACTGGTCAAAACACAGAGATTAGTGTTCTTGATTTACAATCTAATTACGACCAATTACATAAGGTGGCTCAAGAGTTAGCAAACAACTTGGCTATTAGTTATGGTGTTAGTCCATCTCAATTTAGAATGACAAGCCAAGCATCATCTGGCTTTGCTTTACAGATGGAGAATCTAAAGTTAGACCGATTCACATTAGAGCAGCAATCAGATTTTAAAGTTTATGAAAAAGAGTTGTTTACATTGATTGGTCAAGTGTCCGAATATTACGGACAAACAATCGCTGGTGATATGTCTGTTGACTTCCAAGAACCTAACTATCCATCAAGTGAAGCAGAACAATTAAATATAGACCAATCAGCAATTGATATGGGATTAACTTCGCCACATAAAGTATTGATGCGTAACAATCCAGACTTAACAGAAGAAGATGCTCGTGTTGATGTTGATGATAATATCAATGCTCGTAATGAAATGCTTAATAAGGTTAAGACTGGTGGTTCATTGACTGATACTATGTCAGCACTTGGATTAAATGCCAACGCTTGATGCTATATATACTCAATCTCAAGGCGATATAGATAAGTTCATTCGTCAGTTTGATGGTGAGATAGAAAAGATATTTGAGCGTGTTCAACGCATAGCACAAACTAATCTTGCTGGTATATCAACTAATGATGTATTACAGTATGAGTTTGTTTGGCGTGAATCATTAAAAGAAGCAGGTTATTACACATTAGTTAATGACTTGATTGATACCCAGTTTGATTCAATCTATAAAGGCACATTAGAAGCGTTTGATGCTGGTGGTTTAAAGACTGCTTTCACAGTAGAAGATGCCACAAAGATTCAGATACTTAAACAGATGAAGCGTGATTTCTTTATTAGGCTTGGTGATGATGTTGGCTTATCGGTTAAGCGTGAGTTATACAAGTATGTTATTTCAGATGCTTCGTTAGATACAATGACTGCTGGTATTGCTGAAACATTAACTGGTTCTAACCTTGCTAAGTATTCACAGACTTATGCTCGAACAGCGATTAAAGACTTCCAACAAGAAGTGATTGATTTAAGGGCAGCAGATATTGACGAGGGTGTTTGGGTATATGTGGGCGTTAATGATGGTCGCACTAGACGATTCTGCCGAAATGTATTAAAGCGTAATAGATATTATGACGATAGTGATAAGAGTCGTATAGAAAACGACCAAGATAGGCATTATAACTGCCGTCATAGATTCTATAAAATGAGTATTGAAGAAGCGGAAGATAGTGGGTATAAAGGTAACTAAAACGCCTAATTGGGGCAAGTATCGTAAGCGTATTAAGAACGCTGATACTAAACTGTATTCAATTGCTGAAAGTATTATTGTTGGTATTATTAAACGAACCCAATCTGGTAGAGATAGAAACAAGAAAGCATTTAGAGGTTATTCAAAGGCTTATAGTAAGACTGGTACAGTTAATCTAACTGAAACTGGTACTATGCTTCACGCTATTGATCGTAAGAAGATTGCTGGTGGTGTTAGATTACACTTCCCAAATAGCAATGAAAGTACAAAGGCTTTCGGAAACCAAGTAACTTATAAGCGTAAGTTCTTTGGTTTGGATAAGGCACAGAAAGAAATGTTGAAACAAAAATTAGGCAAATATATTGTAAAAACAACAAGATAGTGTTATTATTAAACTACTTTTTATAAAAAGAGGTAAACTCAAATGGCTGACGAGCAAACGGAACAAGTCGAAACTCCTAAGACTGAAAATGAGGTGGTTATATCACAATCTAAACTTGATAAACTAATAGACAAAGGCTTTAGCAAAGGTGCGAACCGAGCAAAGACTGAACTGGCAGACATATTAGGTGTAGATTCAATCGAACAAGCACGAGAGTTAATCAATGCTAAACGTGAAACAGATGAAGCCAACAAGTCCGATTTGGATAAGGCGGCAGAGTTGATTCAAACATTGAATAGTACAATTGATGGCTTGGAAAGTAATAACAAAATGATGGTTGCTGATATGGCAGTCCAGAAAGTTGTTACTGAAAATGGTATCAAAGATGCTGATTACTTCAAACATTTATTAGCACAAGCAAGTGCTACTGATGACTTTGACCAATCAACATTTATTGAACAATTAAAAGGTGATAAACCTTACTTATTTTCTGGTGGCGATGTACAACCAAAGAGAGTAGATGCGACTTCTAATCGAGCATCATTAGATGTTGGTGAACGAGTTAAATCCGCTAAAACTATGGCTGAACTATACGCACTCCAGAATGAATTATAATTTCTTAGGAGAAATAAAATGGCTGTAAATACTAAATCACTACTATCGGATTCGGTAGTAGATTTAATGAATCAAGCGGTTATCGTATCTGGTAACTCTTACAACAAAGTTGATGCTTACGCTACTATTCGTCAAGACGATATGGCTTCATCAATTGCTTTCACTGTATTCTCACGTATGTCGGCGGCAACTACGCCACTAACTGACGGTACTGAAGCAACATCAACAACAATGACTGACACCAAAGTTACTTTAACTATGGCTGAATATGGTGCGGTAATCACTTCAACTAGCTTGGCTAATATTGCTACTGCTGGTAAAGCTGACTTAGCATCTGCTGAATTAGTTGGTGTAAACCTTGGTGAAACAACCGACAAGTTAGGTCTTGCTGCTCTTGAAGCTGGTACTAATACTATCGCTGCTGATACTGCTGGTACTTTAGATAACCTAGACTTACGTGAAGCATATACTGCTTTGGCTAACGCTGGTATCGCTAAGTTCCCAGATGGTCGTTTTGTAGCATTTGTTAATCCAGCTCAAGTATCTGATATTAAAGGTGATTACATTACTATTGCTCAAAACACAGATATTGGTCAAGCGACTTCTGGCATCGTTGGTGCTTTAGAGGGTTTTACTATTGTTGAAGATTCTAATGTTACGGCTGGTACTGCTGTTTGTTTCGGTATGAACGCACTTGGTAAGGCTGTTGCTATGAATCCAATGCTTGTTATTGCTGAGGGTAATGATAATTTAAATAGAAAAATTAACGTAGGTTGGCATGGAATTTTGAAGTATGGCGTTATCGATCAGAACGCACTTCGCGTATTAACTGGAGTTTAATCAAATGACAAAGGCAGTAAGTAAAAAAGCAGATGCTAAAAAGACTTCTGCTAAATATCAATTGAAAGCACTTCGTGATGGCTCTCACGGCATTGATGGTGGTATCTATACTTATAAAAAGTATGACATCATTACTTTATCTAAGAAAGGACACTTCGATTCTATGAAAGAATTGGCGTGTTTTGACGAGGTATAACAATGGCTTGGGTGCTTAAAAATGCGGACATAATTGCGGCACTACCAATATTGGCTGATCACTATGAAAAGGCTGACAGTGGCTCAACTACAACACTTGTATCTGCCCGTTTAACGGACTTGATTCAAGCAGAGATAGTTGGTGCTACTATTGGCTTTATTACTGGTGATAATGCTGGTGTTGATGCGACTGTTACTTCTTATACTGATTCAACTGGTACATTCGGTTTCGGTGCGGTATCAAATGCGGTGGATTCATCTACTGGGTTTGGTATCGTTTATCTTGATTACACAACTTATATTGATCGTGCTTATGACATTATCAAGAACGAGTTACGTAATAGAGGGTTAGACATTGATTTATTCTTAACAACTGCTCAAGTGAAAGAACTTCATTTGACCAAGTGCTTAGAGTTAATCTGTATGTCTAAACGACAAGATGCTGATACTGATGATATTTATCACGAATCATACTTAGTCTTTAAGGAAAACTACGAAAGTGAGTTGACCACAATAAAGGCTGATTATGATACTGATGAAGATGGTACTATTGATGATTCAGAAGAAAAACTGTCAAATCAAGTGGTATTAGTCAAATGATAAGTCTGCTTAAAACAAAAGGCTATAAATTGACAAAGAATGACACGGTCAATAATCGTGAGTTTCGTGAATCAATCAAATCTTATAGTATTAATGAAGAACGGTCATCATTCGGTGAACAAGTTTATGATTTATTAGAACAGTTTGAATTGTTCTTAGATGAAAGACTTTATACCGATAAGAAGATGAAAGCAATTCTTGATGCGACAAGAGATGAAAGTATTGATGAAGTTACGGTTGATGTTGAACAACAAGAGCGTGGATATTTGATTACATTTACAACAATTAAACAAGGAGTTACATAATGGCAATTATAGGACATACTGGTAGTGTAACAGTGGCTTCTGGTGCTATGGGAAACGCGAAAGCGTGGTCTTTAGACATCAGTCAAGAAACTGCTGACATTACCGACTTCGGTTCATCTGGCTGGAAAGAATCTGCTGCTACGCTTAATGCGTGGTCTGGTTCAATCACAGCAATCTTTGATGCTTCTGGCACAGCAGAGGGTGCGTTACAAACTGGCTTAACCGCTGGTTCAAGCGTTGCTCTTGATTTACAAATGGGTGGTGGTACTGGTTCATACGATAAGTATTCTGGTTCAGCAATCATTACTGGTCAAAGCGTTACTAACGATGTGAATGGTATTGTAGAAGTTACCTTTAATTTTGAGGGTACTGGGGCAGTAACAATCGCATAAGCGAAAACCAACTAAAGGGCTTTAATTAGCCCTTTTTCAATTATGGATAAATTATTAAAAGCATTAGAGAAAGAGTCTAAAGATATTCGTTCGGCTGATATGGTAGTTAATGGAAAGATACATCAAATCTATTATCGCATTATGTCTGGAGATGACCACGCAAGAGCGTTAGAGTTATCAAAGAAAACCAAGAATATTAAAGAAACAGACGGATCAACAACTGAATTAACTTACTATGATGATGATTTACTTCGATGTCACATTATCTATTTCCAGTTACTCGATAAAGACGGCTCTCGTGTTTTTACTGATTTACCTAAAATACAATGGATTAAAGATAACATTACCTACGAAACTGCCAGTTACTTAGCAGCAGTTATGG